CCAGTTTGTAACGTCTCCGAGCTTACAACAGTAAATCTCGTGACCATCCGTAGAACATCCCCAGAGTCTGTTGCCGCACTCTGTCACGAATTCCATGTCCGGTACTTCGCGCTCTACAATGACAAGCACATCGCTCAGAGCTTTATTTTCTGCCAATATACCCACAAATGTGATGCTGTCGTCTGTCACGTCTTTGATACAGGTATTTGTGGTAATCTTTCCGCCATCCTCTTCATTCACGAAGATATTCTTCCCGTCTGCCCATTCCTGGTCGCCAAGGTACAAGGATACCTTGATACCATCGCCCTTCTTGAAATCCTTTCCGATTCCTACGGAAGACATCTGGATATAGGTGGTATTCACGTTTACCCAGATGGACGTTGCGGAAGACCACTGCTTCAGAGTGGACTTGCCGTTGAGAGTGGACATGAGATAATCACCGGTAGCCGGCGCATGGTCGTTGTAATACGCCTCGTCATGCCATACGATTGCCTTTCCGCTCATGTCACATAAGGAAAAGGTGACCTCACCCATCGTACTGAAGCTCTCCTCGATCTCTCCAGAAGTATTATCCGCCGTGTTGTACCATACTTTATCCGGGAACACTACGATATACGCTCCCATCTTGGCAATGCTCTTCTCTCCTTCCGGGGAGATATCCACACTGAGCGATACTTCCTCTCCGTCAATGAACATCTTTCCGTTGTCAATCCACACTAGACCTTCCTTTTCAATCAGTCCCTGGGGATTAGAAAGCTCTCTGCAGATTCCTCTCTGTCTTCTCGGAGATAACACCGGGAAATACTTGGATGTCATATTCTCCATGTCGAAGAATTCTCCGTCCGGACAGGACAGATTATGATTGTATCCGCCGAAGGTAGTTACCATATCCCTTCCTTTTGCAGTTTCCGTATACTGTGGAAAATACATCAGAGCCGCACCCCCTTGAAGATTTTAAACGGAACTCGCTTTCTCGTATGCGTCTTGTTGTAGAACTTCTCATAATTGAGCATGAGAGCATTGAAAGTGGCTGCACTGTTGTTATACCGGGCCGCCTCTCCATTGTTCTCGTCTATCTTTGCCTTAAGATATGCGACGTACAACTCGTCATATGGAAACGGAACGATAAGCTCCTTCGTCAAATCATCCGCCGTATATCCCATGAATTCTCCGCTCTCTGTGGTCTCATCTTCCGGAATCTCTTCGCCTTCTTCCAGAATCACTATCTTTTCTGCCGGCGGCTCCGGTTGCTCGTACATATCGATGATGTCGTGCCTAATGGTCGCATCCAGGACCGACAACCATCTCACTTTATCAGCAATGCTATACTGATTCGGCTTAGTGGAGTCCACTGTGCTGATACACTCTTCTATTCTCATGGTTTACCCCTTTCTAAGTAAAAAAGGGAAAGCATTCAGCTTCCCCTTCTACACCTCTCTCTTTTTACGGCTCTCTGAGGCCCTTCTTATCGGCATAATCAATAGCAGCTTCTTCTGCCTTCTCGCCGTTCTCGATCACCTCTGCAAGTCCTTCCGGAATCTCAACATATTCGCCACGCTTGATGATGTAGTTCTTGAAATTCCAAGAATAGAACTCATCCTGGTTGGCGTTCTGACCTCTTAACTTCGGAAGCTTTACACGAACCATCTTTTCTCCAGATGCCTTCTTCGCTGACTTCTTCTTCGGTTCCTCGGTAACTTCAGCTACCGCAACATTTTCATTTACTTCTGCCATGCCTATCATCCTTTCTTTATAGGGAGCGGAAGGCGAATCCGCTCCCCCTGGTTTTGGTTACTAATTCTCCTCGTCGATATCGCCGTAGGAAGAACCGGTCTCCACACGGAGCATTCTCTCCTGGTACAGAATCTTTGCACCATGACAGAACTTATAACCGATGGTGGAGAACTGCTCAAGCGGTCCGCCAATGGTTCCCTTCGGCTTAACGATCATCTCCATGCCTTCTCCTTCCGGTTCAAGAACGCCGTATGCCTTCTTGCCGAAGAACAGAGTAGCATATACTGCACAGTTTCCGCCGGCAGTCTCCTTGCCCCATACCTTTGCCTCGTTGCACTCAACGAAACGCACGTTGTGAAGCATACCGATTTCGCCGTTGAAAATCGGCTTTACGTCGTTGTACTTATGGAATTCCTTCCACTCCTCGCTGTTACGAAGGTCAAACGCCACGGACGGATGGATGATTGCCACATAGGAACCATCGATGAGCGGGGCTCTGTTCTTCTTCAGCCAGGTAGCTGCCTTTGCAACTAACTCCGGAGTAAGCACATCCGCATTGGTAAGTGCTGCTCTGGAAGCCTTTCCGCCGGCATAAGCTACGGAATTACCCGCAACGAGAATGTTTCTGGTAAGGATATCGTAGGTCTCACCTTCTGCCGCACCCATTTCCTCGGTTGCACCGAAGATAACGTCGTCGAAGGACTCAAGCTCCAAACGATCGGATACTGCGGTGTAATCACCATGCTGGGTGGTTGTAGCCTCGATAGCTACCATCTCTAAGTTCTGGCCTTCCGGAATAACGCCTTCCACAAGCGGAGTCAACGCCTTCTTAAAGGTCTTGAACTTTCTCCACTCAATCTTTTTGCCGTGAAGCGGCTGCTTGTCGCCGAACTGAGTGAAAACCATCTGCGCTCTTGCGTTTTCCAACAAAGTCTTGTTGTAGAAGGTCTTCATGGTCGGAGACAGGCTAGACTGAGTAGTTACATTGACCGGATTAACAGTCGGAGTACCAGCAGTGGTACCCTGGGTGAATTCTGCAAACAACTGCAGATTAAGTAAAAGCTTCTTCATGATTTTTTCTCCCTTCTGTGTACGAGGGAGATATTAACTATCTTCCTCGCAGTTTTCTTCTTTCTGCATCCGCATATGCCCGGAGCTGGTCCAGGTCCATATTGCTGAAATCTTCTTTTGTGGTTACTGCGGCAACGCTTCCGTTCATGCCGTTCTCCGCCGGTCTCGCCTTATTCGCCGCTACCGCCTGTGCGGTCTGCGCCGTAATCTGCTGAGCGGCATTCTGAACTGCTCCATTCATAACCTGTTCCCAATGACAGGCCATGTATGCGGCCGTGGTGTCGCCATTCGTCTGCTGGCAAAGTCTACGGAATTTCTCGTCTTTCATCTCGGTCTCAAGGTCGAATCCAGGGAATCGAGCTTTCGTCCGTTCTGCATTCTGTTGTAATGTCATCATGTGCTGACGCAATACCTCTTGCTTCTGACGTTCCTGTTCCTGTGCCTCAAACGCTTGCATCTTTCGCTCCAAAGTCACGACTTTCCTTGCCTCTTCCGGAGTGATATCATGCTCCATCGCATATTTCTCGTAATACGAGTCATCCGCATTCACCTTCTCGGTGAGTGATTCAAGGAAATTCTCTGCGGTAACGTCAACGCCGTACTTGGAAGCAACAGTCTCAAGAAGTCCCCTCATCTGGGCATTTTGCGCCTCAACACCCTTGTACTTCTTCAAGCGATCACCAATGGTCTTATCCATGTACGCTTTGTGTTCTTCCTTGTAATCGTCGCTCTTAATCAGCTCCGCATAAGTCAACTTTTTCGCTTCTGGCTCATTAGTGGTCTGAGCTTCTGTCTGAACCTTCGGAGTATGTCTCTCGACAGCTTCCTTATAGTTCTTTCTTGCCCGCTCCGGGATGGCGGAAGGTATTTCTGCTCCGGTAGATTCGCCACCTACTGCGCCTTCTCCAGCGGAACCACCATCTCCGCCTTCTCCGAAGAGCTGTAAGTTAAGCATTCGTAAAAACTTTCGCATATAAAATGCTCCTTTCTGTGCTGTTATAGGGACACGAACCCTTCTATCGTGAGCGTAACAAATCAGATTCTTATTTCTCTAACCCGGAAACAAAAAAATTTTTACAATGCAAAAAGGACACCCTTTCGGATGCCCTTCTGCGGAGGTTTTATGACAAAATGATGATGTTATTCCACTTTGAAAGTGACATAATTGCCATGCATACTTACCAGCAATTCAAACCCACACAACACTGTCCAGAACGTCCTCTGGATCACTGCCAAGAATGGTTGCTTTGGCACGCACGATATAATCACGTCGCCATCATCGATATGAATCACCGGTTCCGATTCCATCATATCGCTACTTTCTTCCACCGCGCGAGCGAGCGTGAATGCGAGCATGGATACCGCACTGCATACGATATCCTTGCCCTTTTCCGCCGCACCAGCGTGGCCTTTAATTTCCATCCTTAATTCCTTCGGATAATAAGTAACTTCTACCATAGATTCTCCTATTCTGCCTGGGTAGATGCCCTTGCCTGTTCACGGGACCGCTCAACATACGGATGTTCCTTCGCTCCGTTCAAGTCCGTAGGTACTCCGCCCTGTGGGATAGGTTGTCCAGCCTGGGAAAGAATCGCATTTCCTACTTTCATCCCTTCCATCGGACTTACAGTCTGTGCATATCGCAACGCCAACTGTTGCCACATAAGCATCTGCTGCTGCAAGGTCATATTCTGCTGGATTCGGTTTACAATCTCATCCTTCCGGTTGAAATCCATCATCTGAAGACAAGTAAGTGCCTGGTCTGCCATCTGAGGATTGAAGAATCCAAGCTGATAGAAATTAAGAGCAAGCTCATTCATCTCCATCTTTTTATACGGATTCGCCTTCTCGGACGTTACTTCGATATCAAATTCCGGAAGTCTCATACCGGTGTTCACTCCCATGGTCTGCATCGGCTGTTCCTTAAGGCCGGCGTTGGAATACTGAATGTACTGCTCCTGGCCGTTTACATCCGGTGCAATGCGGAAGGTACGCGGAATGTCGTAAAACTGACGAATCAATTCGATTACAAGGTACACAACCTCTCTGTATGCTCTGTGGAATGCCTTATTACTGCTTCGTGCATTCTTACCGGCAGTCTCTTGGAGTGCCGCAATCGCAGACGCAGCAGTAATACCGGACGGAGCCACACCATTGTTGGAATCCTGGTTGGATGTGACGTACTTAAGCTCCTCTACCTTACTGTTGTAAAGGTCAACGTATACCGCCGGGAGCGGACAATTATCAATCGGTCTGATATTGGTCTCGTCAACATTGCCGGAGACATGGACGATTTTCTTGTTATAGTCGCCAAACTCTTCCTCATTGACTGTTCCATCTCCCTTGGAAAAGTATCTCGGAGTGGCACCGGCCTTACCATTATCCATGATTGCCTTATTCATCTCGTCAATCTGCACCTGGGTGTCTCTGCCGATATCAGTGAGTCCGTATCCACAGATGCTTCCTTCCACCGGATACAACGCCTGGACAACAAACGGATACTTCGCATGATCATACAGTCCTCTGTCTGCAACGCTTGCACCGGTAGGTACCTCAAGCTCAACACCGGTCTCCGGATCAAGGATTTTATTCGTCGGAACCTCGGTGTCGTTTTCCGTTGCATACAGAACGATATCGTTTACATACTTTACGAAATGCAATGCCTTCTTGCCGTTGTACTCTGTGTGATAATACCAATCGATGACAACGCTCTTCTCGGACGTATCCACATGGTCATCGTAGAGATATTTTGCAAGAGTGATTCCGCTTCCACCAAGCTTGCCCTGGCACTGCGGATATCTCTGCTCCAAAAGCTCATTATTCACCAACTCCGTATGGAAAAGATGCGTGGACTCCTGGATATCCTTGATTCCCGGCTCCCAGAACAAATTGATGAAGTCGATTTCCTTAATAGAGATGTCGCCAAGGCCATTATGCTTGCTTCCGTCCCAGAATACTCCCTGGACTCCGCCACCATGCTTCAG